CTAGCAAACCGCAGGCGTTTTGTCAAGCTCCTTATTAAACATATCGTATCGCTCCCTCAAATATTCGTTCGTAAAGTGCATATATAACCTAGTAGTTGAAATATTTGAGTGTCCCATCAAAGGCTGAACATCCTCAATCCTCGCTCCTCTGCGCAGCATATTAGTCGCAAAACTATGTCTTAGGGTATGAGCACTTACTCTCTTTTTGATTCCAGCTCTTATTGCAGTTTCAGATATCATTCTTGATAAATATTGTCGGCTGAGCGGCTTACCGAAGCTGTTAGTAAAAATAAAAATGGAGTCTATTTCTCTTTTGTGATGGTATTCGCTAATAGCTACTTCAGTTGCAGGATCGATGAACGTCACTCTTGCCTTGCCACCTTTTCCTCTAGAAACTATAAGAGATCTTTCATATAGGTCATCACTCTTTAGACTTAAGATTTCAGAAGCTCGCAACCCACTACTCAATATCGTCATAATCAAAGCCCTATCTCTTAGATTCTTAGCAGATTTTACCAAAGCGCACTGCTCTTCTCCGTCTAAAAAGTTAGCTTCGACTTCAACTGTTTTTGGTATTTCAATTGCTTCAGGTCTTATGTCTATAAGGTTTTTAGCATACAAAAATTTAATAAAACTTCTAATAACCACGACCTTATTTTTGATAGTTTTTGGCTTGTATCCTTTTAAAGATAGTGTATCGATAAAGTTATCAATTATTAAAATATCTAAATCCTTAACAGTGTTAGCTTCTATCGATTTGATAAAATCTTCAAGAATACAAACGTAAGTTATTTTTGTTGTGTTAGTAGCTTTACCATGTGCTTCTTTATGTCTTACAAAGTAAAATAATGCACGCTCCAACGTAATATTCTTATCCATAATTCTCCCACAATTTAAGTTAAATGTAGGATTTTGGAGCGTCCAACTAGCGTTGCTTTCAGACCACCCACACGGTCGTCAACTTGGCGGTAGATATGACGTGATTTTTCAAAAACTCTTCTTTCTCGATTTTGCCATGTCTAGCCTTTTTTGCATAGTGTAAAATTCACAAAGTCCTACGTGCCGAACCTATCATTCCTTGATGGCTCAATCACCTTAAGCTCCCTAAATTCAAAATGGTACGATGTGCCAACCTTACAACCGTATCTATTGCGGTTTTTTTCCAGTGTAACGATGATATCGTTCGGAAACTCTTTTAAGTTTCGCTCAACCATTAAAACGATATCCGCATCCTGCGCGATATAACTTGAGCCTCGCAAATCGTTTATTCCAGTCTTTCGAGTATGACTGTCTGGTGCTTTTCTAGTGTGGCTGATCAAGATGATCGGTAATTGGTGACGAATAGCGTTCTTCTTCAACTCCTTGGTTATATTGCCCAATTCATCAGCAACATTTTGTACCTCTCGAGTAAAATAGTGAAGGTGATCAATGACAACCAATTCACACTCTGCTTCCTCTTTAGCTTTACGGACTAGCCCATCAATAGATTTCCAACTCAGCTCATCGTTTTTTTGGAAGAAGATGTTAGCAGCAGTATTCAAATACTGTTCCTCACCAAGTATTTTTCTGAAACGGACACCTGCTTCGCCATGTGTCATCTCTAAGGTAACAAATAGCACCGATTTTCCCTGTTTAGCGATGTTTGCCGCAATGTTCATACTCAAGGCCGTTTTACCATTGCTCGTAGCCCCTCCTATGACAGTAAGTTCGCCTGGTGCTAGTCCCATTGTCATACGATCAAGCACCCAATTACCCGTATGCAGTCCCATGATTTTGCCCCAGTTCTTCATACGAAACTCGATTTCGTCGTGATAATCAATCATCATGTTGAACTCAAGTTCCTTCGCTGCTGACTTTGCTGCCTCAACTGATGCCCCGAGAACATACTCGTACAGTTTTACCTGGTCTGCAGGTTTTAATGTTTCGATTTTTGATTTAAGAAAAGTCAAATTGTCCATGTAAAATTTCCCTGATTTTTAATTTATGCCAATTTGCAGCGTCCTCAATTGTTTGAAATAGCTCTTCGTATTTATCGACATTGTGATTGATGTTAGATATGCTCTGTAGTGTTATGTAATTGTTTCTGAGTGTCTTTACGGCTTCATTGTGGTATTTCAACGATTCAGCGATTAGATAATTCACAGCGTCTTCAGCCATTCTCCATCTCCATATAACTCGTCGAGGTCTGCCATGCTTTCGTGCTGCTTTTTCCGTTTCGATAGCATATTGTCTATTGTGGAGGCTCTGAGTAAGTAATCACTTTTTAGCTCGTGGATTTTCTTCGAGTGCCATTCGTCTTCAACGAGTATGTCTAGTGCTTTACCAATTTCTTCTAACGAGAACTTCTTCAAGGTTTCTTTGTAGCCTCGTGGAAGTATTCTGAAATTACGCTTAGTTTTTTCGTTTAGCAAGTCTAGTAGATTTTTACTAACTTTACTATTAATAGTATCTATAGTGTTATCTATAGTGTTATCTATAGTGTTATCTATATGATCAGCGGGTTTTTCCGACTGTTCATCAGCGGGTTTTTCCGACTGTTGACTAAATCCTAGCGTACTCTTTCGTCTCATCCGACCATACTCACGCGACTGTGTTATATACCCAAAATCTATCAATCTTTTACAGCTAGCTATGAATGCGTCTTTCTTTACACCGCAAAGACTCATTAGCTCTTCCGACTTCTTCCAACATCCCTTGTCGCCAAAACTTGCTATCTCGGCGTAAAGGATTTTATCGACAGCAGTTAGTCTTTTGTCTAGCAGTAGCTCTCTCGGCAGCCAAACGCCTGTAAATTGACGCTTCGGCTCAATCACTTGTTGTTTGTCAAAATCATACATTGTCAGCTCTCCATTTCTTAATGGCTTCTGTCAATGGCGTTTTAATCTCAGAAATATGAACAATTTTCCCCATCTTTACCCTCTTTTTAAGCCAATGAAAAACTAGCACCTTCATTTTTCATAGGTGAAATTTGTTTGTTGTGAAAAAGACTCAAGAATTTGGTGCAAAACCCTTGACAGCTTTTCCGCGATTTATCGATTTTGAGTAAGAGGTTATTTTAAAACAAAGAAAACCCCAGCCAAAAACGACCGAGGTTATCAATTACCTATCTGATATGTTCTTATATTAGCAAACTTTGAAATAAAAGTCAACCTATTTCTCCCATGGCTGGTCTGTTAGCCAAGTTGCTGACCCGTACCACTCTTGTCGTCCAGAGATGGCAGAATATCCAGTCACGGAGCCGTCTTTAGCAAACTTGTACATAGCGTTACCTGCATATCGGCCTGAGTTGACACCAGTTATCATCAGGGCTGATTCTGCAGTAGGGCGATACTTCTTTGGTATTTTTTCTCCCGGTGAGAATGTTCCTCCTGGGATTTCTCCCAACTGAGTTATCCGTGCTGATACCATATTGCCAATTCGAGTAAGCTTCAGTATCATCCCCCAACCGATTTGCACGTCCTCCTCCTTGGCGGTCTTTACGTCAGGATAATCCTTAGCTTCTTTCATCCACTCACCATAGGTGATAGGTGTAGCTGTATCTCCACTTTTAATGATACGGGTATAGAAATTCCCTTCAATGTCGGCATATTGCTGCTTGACGTAACCTTTTGCTTGCGAGCCTGGTATAACAGCAGGATTGAGCGGTGTGGAAATGAGCCAACCTGGGTTATCTGATGGGCGGTTAGCACAAGCTTTAATTACATCGTTTTCTCGAAATACCCATTTACCAAATTTGAACAAGCGAGCATCATTGAAATCAATACTCGAACCTTGCTCCACGAACTCAGTAGTAGAATCCAAAGTTTCATACGTTACTGATCCGTCTTTGAGGGTGCCGTCTGAGTTGTGAGAAACAAGTATTGCTCCGACTAAATCGTTAGCCCAAGCTGATGTTGTAGTCGCCATTACTACCGAGTTGGGTGGATAAAGCTGATCCATTCCTCCTTTTAAGACTAGGTTGTTAATGTCTCCATTTGATGCAGGAATACCCGTCCAAGAGCTTACAGAGCCTGGAATAATCTTTTTATCAGAGTCCACTTTAAATAATATGAAATCAACAGTTTCTCCGAGTCTCCAGCCGTCAACGGTACTTACAGAGATACTCTGTGCATCTTTCTCTTTTTGTAGTTTTAGTAATGCTTCTACCGGTAGTTTTCCGTCTGCTGAAGCTTTTCGTAGCATTATTTTTTCTCCTTTATAAAATCAATAATCGTACTAATCACTGGCATCAAGCGACTAATCCCAGCGGCAATGGCTGCTGAGCCACTTGAAAATACAAGCGAGCCTGTCAATGCGTCTAGACTTCTCATAAACTCAGTGAACTCAGGGATCTTGTATAGAGCAGTGAATGTGATCATTACCCCTAAAAAACCCTGTAGAAGCGTTCGCATCGCTCGTCCATTCTTTGTTTCTATACTAAATAGTTTAGTTATCATACTCTTCTCCTTCTTCTACTAACCATCTAAGGGCTGTCCTACCACATGTGCGGCTGAAGTGTTCATCCTCTAGTGTTAGAATACGTTCGTTTACTTCTGCCTGCTGCCGTAGAGCTAGCCGATACTCATCGACCAGCTCCTCATCACTCAGCAATGCTAAATATTCCATGATTATTTGTTTTTACCGTTTTTGTAAATACCAAACATAGTTAGCAAGAACAGACCAGCCGTGGCTAGCGCACCGCTGATAGCGTTTGTCTTGACGTACGGGTCGCCAGAGAGTACCGCGATGGCTACTTGCGGAGCGATTGCACTTGCACCCAAGAGCAGGTCACCAATGATATACACAACTAGCTTGGTTCGCTTACTGATACCTTTGATGATTTCCTGAGCTTCATCTGTCTCAGCTAATCCTTGTACTAGTTTAGCTTTTTCGGCAGTCACTTTTTCGATTGCCTCGATGTCTTCTTTGGTGAATACTGGTGTTGCCATTTTTTCCTCCTTTGGTTTATTATTTGGCACTTCCTGTGGTTTTTCTGGTTCGTTGTTTTGTGGTTTCGGAAACACAACGCCACCCATGCTTCGTAGCTCATCAATGGATTTATTCGACACATTAGCATCTAATTTCCCGTCATATCCAGGGATAGTTAGTGTCTCTGAGTATTGATGGATAAACGATCCATGCGCATAGTTCCCTACTTCTCCGTAATTCGGATACCAATCTACCCGTGGCAAGCCTAGTTTTTGGATAATAGCCTCACCTGCATACGTGAACACTTGTTTGCCTGTCTTTTGAAGGACAATGTTACTAAACACACCGATCTGCTCGACAGTCCCCTCAAAGTCTGGCTCAAGGTCAAGGAATAGCAATTCGCCGGCTTCATTACCTAAAGCCTCGATGCACTTCACAAAGTACTCGGCGTTCTGTTCAGCCTCCTCTCTGGTGGAAAAGTATGGCAGCCAGTATAAGCCAAGCATTTTGCCAGCCTCACGAGCCTTAGTAACGAATAGCTCTGCGTCTGGGTCTAATTTGAACTCATTGCCGCCATATGGCTGACCAACCCAACCAGCTTTGACGATGACACCCGCTACTTTAGGGAAAACGTTTACGACTTCGGCGGTTTGGTAACTGGAGATATCGATAATGACATTACTGAAGTCTTGCTCAGGTTCTGGTGCTGGTTCTGGTGTAGGTTGTGGTGTTAGGTCTGGCAAATCATGCAGCTCTTTATCCTCAAACAGCTGACGGCTCATGTACTTACCGCTACGAGCTGTGACGTACCAGATTGTGTCACCGGCGATTGACTCACCATTTGTCACGTAGCCTTTCATAGTGATAACGTCACCTTGAGCTAGCTCTTGGAATACGCCAGATTGTGTGTTTGGCTCTTCACGAGCGTAACCCTCCTCCTCCATTTTTCGGTCAGTCGGACTGATCGTTTGTGGCGCGACATAGCCAATAATTCGTTCAGGACGTGGTCGTAACCATCCGATAACTGGGCCACCAGAGATAATCCAAGAACGTCGAATAACTCTGGCTGGTGTTTGTGCAAATCCATCTTGCTCAATAACATCTACGCCATTCAGGTCAGCGCCCAATACTACAGCGATGTGACCATATGGGTTGCCTACCATCGCACCCCAGATGATGATGTCTCCACGCTGAGGCAGCAGGTTTGGGTCTGACATGTTGTTTAATATTTTTTCAAAGAAATCACCATTTGAATTAGCGAATGCTTCTTTAGCGTTAGCAGGACGGATGGTGTTCTGCCAGTCGTTAAATAACCACAAACAATAGTCGTCAATGACGTCTTTACATTGAAGCCCGTATGCACCATCTACGTCAATTCGGCGTCCTGGTGCGTTAGCGATCCATTGATTAATTCTATCCATATTCCCCCTTTACTCAACAGTTTTCTTTACTTCTTTAATAGTTTCGTGTACTTCTGGCCTATGCTGTTGCATTAGGTTCGCAAACTGCATTAAGATGACGACACCAACTGTACCGATAAGCACCGCTATGCCTGTCCATTTGATTATCAATCCTACAAGTTTTCTTTCGCCCTCGATAATTGCTTTGATAAACACATTGCCGTCAAGCTTCCTGTTACGCTCATTGATATTTCCAATAGCAGTCTTAAGCTCTAAAATTTTATGGTCTACATACTCATTGCGCTCATTGAACCTAGCTTCGCTGACTAGCCCTTCTAGCTTATCCAATATCTGTATGAGTGATGGCTCAACGACTTTGTCATTGAATGTCTCGATGCGAGCTAGACGCTCGTTCTGCTCCATATTATTCTCCTTTTTTGTTTTATTCATCTTCATCCTCCTCAAAAATCACCCCAATTGGTATGTGCTGTATAATCACATCGGATAACTCAAAATCAGCCCCCGATTCATTAGTAGTAACCGAGTATTGAATCCAGTTCACATCTTCATCGATATCTTTTGTGATTGGTATGCGAACCTCGCCACTGGCTGCTTCATAGGTTTTTGGCACAAATCCCCACCCCAGTGGACTGTTCCATCCTGATGTATTATTCCATCCGATAGGAACGGTTTTTGGCGTAAAATTTTTACTAAAGTTAGTAAGCAACTGGAGTGGTTCGTCTTCAGTTTTCCCTGATACAGAGAAATTGATTGTTCCTGTTGGCTTCAATAAAATAAATGTTATATCTACAGCACTCGTCCACAACGCACCATCATCAGAGAACTTAATAACTCCAGAGTTAATATCTGTGATGAACGGCTTGCCGCTGTCTGTCATTTTTATTTCATCTGTTAGTTCTACTAGTTTGTTCCCTATTGCTAATAGAACCCTTGTTTTACCATCACTACTACCGTAGACCTTTAGATCATTAATATTGCCAATGACCCACGGCATACACCACACCCCGCCGCGTTTCATATCAAGTACCCATAGCTGGTTTAGTTTTTCTCCGCCGACAGGAACGGCAAAGTAAATCATACCGTTTACTTCTAGCCCAAGTGACTTGTGAATACAATTACTACTGAGACGCTCAACATCGGGTTGTATATTGTCAGTCAGATTCTCAGTGGACAAAACATTTTGCATTTGTGGCTTAGTGAGAGTGGTCTTAAAGCCAGTTTTAGAAATGTAAATAAGTGCGTTATTGTAAACAACTACTGAGTCTGGAGCGTCTGTACCGTCTCGTCCGTTATCATCAATTACACTGATCCATTGAATATTCGTAGAATCTAATTGCATGCTTGACGATTGAAGATATTTCAGGCTACCGTTACCATTCGTTTCAGAGCAAAGGATCATCGGCACGGCGTCACCTTTACCATTTCTAAATGGGCGCATCGCAGCTGGTATTTCTTTAGATCCTGCATTTATTCGGATATAACCACCTGCAAAAGCCGAGAAGTCCAGCATAGTGTCTGGATCTGCGCCACCAAAGGTTATTTTCCAAGGGTCGTCTTTATCTCCTAAAAGATACAAGCGACTTGCTACCAAGACGGATCGAGAAGCCTTCACTCCTGCTGTGCTGTTAGAGTTAGGCGGAATAACGTTAGGATTGAGAATTTTTTGTCCGATATCATCATATGATTGAGTCTGTGCATCATCACTAGCCTGACCGATAACATCCATCATTCGCATACTTGTTGGTGATATCCCACAATAAAGAACGTAATATTCCGCGCCTGGCGTTTTGTTCCAGGTTATTTTGACGTATTCTTCAACTTGTCCCTTTGTTTTATCAACGTTTTTACCGCGCCATTCAGTGCGCCCTTTACTAACCTTTACGCTAGCTGCGTCGCTTCGTGCCGTTTCTCCATTCTTTACAGCCGTCACGCAGTAATAGAGAGTGTCATTTGTTCCCGTTATACCAAAGGCTTCAGCTTTTACACCAGTGACTGTTGGTAGGGCTGTTGGGCGGATGTTCCTTTTCTTTTGGATATCATAATAGGATAGATAATCTTCTCCATTCGTCACTACTACCCTATCTCTAACTTGAGTAAATGTTGGATACGCCTCAGAGTGGTAATCTATTCCGTCGATTTTAGTCCAGCCCCTACCATCTAGCGCAGTATAAGCATGCGCTCTGTTGCCATCTTTTACGATTGCGAGAAGTTTATTTACTCGTTTATTGTCGATAATTTCAACATATTCATCAAAGCCTAAAACTTCGCCTGGCAAAGTATCTCCATACTGCCTGGTACCTGGACGTGGGGCGACTGTTCCATTCTGTTTTAATCTGGCGTTGGTCATTTTCAACAATCCGCTATTAGGCATACGCCCTGCATCCATAGCAGAAATATATCCCTTGTTCCAGGCTTTAATGCTTAACCTATCAATATTAGGCTGAGGAGTGCTTTTTGGCGGCTTTAGCATAGCCAAATATCCTCCCGAGGCACTTCATCAAACTTGTAACCGTTGCGGTTCTTCATACCTTCCATTGAGGACTGTGCTAGGGTGATCAAATTGCCATACTGATTAGATTTAGTGCGACTATTACGCACAAACTCAGCTGCAAGCATGTACACCAACCAATATGGATCATCAACTTCTACGATGTCATCAGCTTTTATTAGTTTTTTTGCGTGGCGGACTATAGGCACGATAATTGTTGCACCTTTCATCTGCTCAGATAGACCCTTAAAGTCTAGTCTCCAGCCTAATTGAATGACACCATAGCATCCATCTTTAGCCATTTGGGGGGATATAAACGGAAATGTCCAATTTTGAGCATCTTTCGTTAGCCGAACAAACTTGCGAAAATCTACTGTCCTGATATCTGCAGACAGCTTGTATGGCGTATTATCGTCAATTACGCCTATTTCCCTATCTTCGCACAAAGAACCCCATACGACGTCTGGCTCACTCTCCCATTGCATAGTAGCCATATTGGCAATATTAAGCATACGCTCGTATTTTGAGTTACCAGGACTGAGTGTTTTTGTCTTTCCCGTCGCCGTTTGATAGCCAAGGTTTATTGCTTCTTCTACTTTCATGAAACCACCTTCCGCGGTGATTCATGAAAAAGTGCTTGGCAACGAATACACAAATAACCGCAAGTTATTTTTTATGTATCCAATCGCCAAGCACTTTGGTAGATTAGAATTACTCTTATTTTAGCATATACCTATCGAAAAGTAACTACTCTACTTTTTGGTTTTCGTGATTTTAGCAGTTGATTGAGCTGAATAGCTTTACCAGTAAACTGAGGTGCTCTAGAGGATTGATTATGCTTAAACGTATTCATGCTAATAGCTGTAGCGTTGGCTTTTTTAAGTGTATCTGTAGAGGTCCTAGTGCCATCTCCAGTACTGCCTCCTCGCCCTCTGTATCCTCTGCGGCCACCTCTACCCCAGAAGCTATTTGTATCTACCGCACCAGGTTGTATGTGAGATTCGTTAGTACCTTGACCATCTGGGTACTTAAGAGCAAACGTTCCGTCTGGATTTTTGACTAATCCATACTTACCCAAACTCTGAATAGCTCTCAGAGCTTTTGGAGACAGATCTTCGCCTTGCATTTCCGCCAGAGAAGCCGAATTAGTAATATTGTAGACATTCAAATCCTGCAAATACTTAGCAACGGCAGGATCTCGCCAGTTTTTATTAGCCATTTGCATTTTTACGTATTGGCTTTGTTGCGGGCGGGTTCGCTGTGGGGCGTAACCTTGAGCCTCACGCACCTTGTTGTTGTAATCCTCTATTTGCTTATAGTGATCAGACAATTCAGGGTGAGCATCCAAGAATGCCCATTTCTGAGGGCTACTTGGCATATCGTGGTATGTTTTTAGAGTAGCTTGAAGTTCATCACTTACCTCTGGGTATGGCACTCGATTACTCTTTCCAGATTTGAAGTCTTGACGCTTAAAGTATGCACTTCTTTCTTTTTGAAAATCTTCTAGCCAAGGTGCGTCTTGTTTTAGCTTTCTCTGCTCGGCGCCATTCTTAGGTGAACCTTGCAGGTGATAGAAGTACTGCTGTTTGTCCACTGGAAGCTTGTATAGAGGGTCTAGCTCTTCGCCTGTTTGCTCTGCACGCCATCTCGCTGCTTCACTGAGGGCTTTTACGAGGACAGGCTTACTTGCCAGAAGTCGACTATGCGCTATAGCATCAGCTTCCGTTTTACCTTCTGCCTGACCGTTCTCATTATACTTTCTAGAAGTTAGCCCCTGGAAAAACTCTAAATCGCTACCAGCAAGCTTATTGTCTTTAGCAGCTTTTTCAAGCGACTGATAATAGTACGATCCTTGGCTTGTGCCTTTTGGTGCGTAGAATCGCCCAGTAATAGAATCTAATATGCTTCTACCCTTTATTTCATCGTCAGAAGCTCCTGTGGCTTTTGCAATAGCCCAGTCTGTACCGTGAAGCAAGTTTTGCCCACCGCCAGCAGTCGATGTTCTGAAAACGTTATCGACTTGCTTAGGACTGAGCCCTGTTAGCTCTCCAAACTTTCGAGCTGTTAGGCTGGTGTTATTGTCCCATTGATCTTTTTCGGCAAGGTTTTTCATCCCTTCTGGTACGACTTCTTGACCAGTGTATAGGTTTTTATTTGCCCAGGTCTCTATGGCTGGTTTCACGGCTTGTGGAACGTACTGAGAAGCTGTGCGCCTTATTTCCAATGGATTGACAGTCGTAACTTGTTCTACAGCGTCTCCAGCGGCTTTGCCCATATCAAATTGTTGTCCTGTCATAACACTTTTCGTCATGTTATGGAGTTGTCGATGGAGCGGTGCGAATTGAGGTGGTACTGGAACCATAAACACCCCATCCCACCTGTTTTGTTCTTTGTTATAGGTCGCTCCTGGGGATACAATCACCACATTGTTTTCTTTGACGTAGTCAGGCAGGTTATCCATGACTTCTTTACCCTTTTCGCTTCCGTATGAGAAAGCCAAGGCAGAAACGGTAGGGACTGCCACGCCCAAAACAACCTTTGAAGTATACCTTACAGGGTTTTCTTTCATCCTGCGGAGCATAATTCGCTGACCCTGAATACCTGCGTTTGAATACGGCACAATGGCGTTTATGACTTTACCATATGAACCACTGCGCAAGAAGTTTGTGGAGTTCCACCTCGCTTGATCAGCTGCGAACTTTATCGCCTCTGATTCACTCATCCCGTGGCGTTTTGCATAGTTTTTATTTGAGAGATATTGAACAGCTCGCCCAAAGTCCTCGCTGCGTCCAATCGTGTTCTCTAGTGTTTGAAGAGGTTTCTTTATGTTGTGTGCTGAACGTCGCCAGAAGTTTTTGTGGCTGCGTATTTCCTTAAGGTTTAACTGAGCAGCATTACGAGTCAATTCATAGCTGTTTCCTAACACGCCAGCGCGCTGCATTTCTAGGTACATATCACCCTTATGATGAAAAGCTACACCTAATGCTTTGGCTAGGACTTTCGGATTTGTTGAAAAGAACCCATTTTTTGAGTTCACACTAGCACCCACAAAGTCCTTAACAACGTTTGCCATAGTAAACCCAGCATTGATTGATGTCGCACCCATTCTCAGCAAGCGGGCTGGCTGCATCAAGGCTTTTAAGATGATACCCACCTGCTCGCGGTTCATATTTTTAGCTGCATTAGCAACTTCAGGTGCGGCAAGGAATGTACGTTTTGTACCTTTGTCTAGGTAGCTGATCGTTGGTCGTCCATTCGCCTTCTCTCCATCCTTCAATTCTTTTAGCAGGAATGGGTTTTTTGGATCTTTTGCATAACTCGCCAGAAGTTCTGCTGTTTTGTTGCGTTCACCCTGTTGAATCATGTCCTGAGTCTTCATGACTAACGCATTGAGCGGACTGTCTATAGCCCTCTGTGAGCCATTTATTCGCTGGACAATATCCTGTTTACTGAGGCTCGCCTCGCCTCCTCTTCCTCGTCCTGTACGAGCGTCTAATTCACTATCAGAAAAGATACGGTCAAACGGCACATATTCAGGGTACTTCTCCCGTAAGTAGTTGGCTGTGTCTTGGCTGATAAGCCCATAGTCTACTGTCTGTTGTAAGACCTTATCTGAATACTCCCTCACCTGAGCAAATTCATTTTCAAAACGCTTATCCGCCTCTCGAATGAGTGCTTTGTCTTTTGCGAGGTCTCGCCCAGTTTGTACACCGTTTTTCTCTAGCTCTAGAGCGTGTTTAGCGATCAATGTCTGGTCAAACATCTGCATTTCTTTTTTGTTTCTGAAACTATTGATCAGCTGATCAAACCCATTGTCTCGAATAAATGCTTCAGACAAACTGTCTGCCCTCAGTGTTCTATCTAGAGCAGCTCTCATCTCTAGCTGGTCTGCTTTATTAGTAATTCTATCCTCAATAGGTGCAAACCTGTCTACGAATCTCTCGCGCATATCCGCCTTGAAGTCTCGCCAACGATCTCTTAAAGTAGGTTGTTCACCTTTATGGGCTAATTCTTGCTGTTTGGTCATTTCTTTAGCGTATTCAGATGGGTCTATGTCGGCAGCTTCGATACTGTCAATATCGAGACTGTCTGGCGCGTCATTAGTTTGAGGCGATTCTATCTTAGCGCCAAGTGGCTCAAATGATTCTTGTGTTTGGTCTAGCCCCTCTTCGGCTCTTGGTGCAGCCTCATCGACCTCGTAGGTTCTTGTCGGGTGATTTGGACCGTCGAGGCGGGCGTCACTCTCACGTAGCACCCCCTTAATACCATACTTACCTCGCGTTATATCGTGGCTATCCATATGCTCGGCTGGTTTGATTTCCCAATCGTACTCTGGGTGGGCTGCTTGTAGTTTCTTTAGCTCAATTTCAGCTGATCGTTCAGTGAATCCGTTGTAGCCCTTGCCCGTTTTTTCGACCTGAATTGGCTTCTCTAGCCCTTCTGCTAATCTCCGTGCTTCACGCTTGGCAATGGCAATATCTGAATGTGTTGAGTATCGCTGTGATGGACTGCCATCAGCGTACTCTTCGACGATTGCATACTTGCCGTGTGGTGTTTGCTCGATTCTATAGTGGTAATCTTCAGGAGCTGTACCGAAAAAGCCTGGCTTTGTTGGCCTGTAGACATTCTCGTCATTGACATTTTGGACTTCTTGCGCTACATTACGATTAGAAGCCTCTGTGTTATAACCAGGTTCGATAAGTTCCCCTGGCGACACGGAGGTTTTTCTTATGGTGCCCTCATAGAGAGTATTGCGTCCTGTTATATTATTTGTTACACTATCCACATGAGAATCCCCTAGATGGTGTAACTCAGTTGACGGGTTCGTCCCTGCTGGCTCCATGGGGGATTTTCTTGTTGTAGCGTTATATAAGAGGTTTTTATTGTCATTACTACCTATGTCAAAGGTAGTGACATAATCCTTGCCCCTGTATCGCACAGGAACTTCATTGTATGTGAATCCATCATTGGCAAAACCATGCTCTTTAGTATCTATGTTACTGTCTATCTGTTTTGACTTTTCTATTGCTTCCTGGATTTTAGGGGCAAGCCTTTGCTGGACATTAAACATCTCGTTAGGTGTTTTTTGAGACGTTGCAGTCATTTTTCTATTACCGTTGCGGCTCAGCTCCACATCCATCCCATCGCTTGTTCGGTATGGATTGCCAGTTCGTGCCTTCTGTAGATCACCAAAAGCTGCCTGACTAAGGCGCTTTCTTGTATCTCCAGCTATACCACCTACAACTTCAGCGGCATTGTATTTCATTTGGTTTGGAGATAGTCGATTAATCCCGACACCATTCTCTCCATAAGGATTGATCTTATTCCTCACCACTCCCTTAACACCATTTACAGCATGACCAGCACCACTCATCATGCCGCCCCCAAGCGCACCAAGCGCCCCGGCCTGGAAATAATCTCCTAGTTTGGTGTTTACTTTACCGTCATCAGCTAAATCCTGTGCAAAGGTCTGAGCAACCTCTTCTGCGCCTTCTTTGGCGGCATCCTTTAGTACACTTCCGCCAAGCCCTAGCGCTTTTTTAGCTATAGTTTGCTTAGCTGCTTGTCCCCGCCAGCTGTTTGCCCCCTTGTCCAATCGCAGAGCGTATCAATGTGCCTGAACCACCGAATCCTAGTCCACCAACTGATATACCGGCGTCTAGGCCTTTTCCTAGTCGCTGCCAGCCGTTTAACTGTTTAACTTTGCCGTTCTCGTCTGCTTCTACTCCTGATACTGCGCTGGCTATCTTATTTGGAGCCTCAGCTACGCCCTGAATTGCGCCTCCAGGTATTTTTGCTGCAAACCGTACATAATCTCCTGGGTCACTCCACTGAAAACCCTCTTGCTTGTCAGATGAATCGATCCACTTGTTGAATTGTTCTACTTTGTTTGTAATCGGTTTTTCTACTATTGATTTGAAATTCTGTTGTTGTTTTGCGCCAAATAGTCCATGTTCACCAAATGGATTTAAATAATCGAAGTATGTTGGCTTATTTTGGGTTTGGATTGGTTTATTGACTGTATTTTGAATTTGAATTGATTTATTCTGCTTGTTCACCCAATCTTGTTGCCCTTCAGGGGTAAGTATTTTAGGGGCGTCGGCTACAGTTTTCTGAGGGATATCAGGTTTTATCTGTGGAATGATAGGCTTGGTTTCTTGGTTTGTAGGATTAAACTGATTTGCCTTTGGGACTGTATCCACCTTAGGGACAGTGTTTTCTTCTGGCTTTTTATCTACTTCTGGAATAGGAGACGGACTTTTTGCCCAATCAGGAACTCTATTTACGCCAGCAAAAAGATTGTTGTTCTGATTATTAAACGTAACCCTTGGCTGATTTTGAGGCTGGGCCTGAGGTTGGTTTTGCTGCTCTTTGCGTCGTTTTTCCTCATCACTAACCCAGCCCTTGCCAGTAAAAAAGTTACCTAATCTTTGAAAAAAATCCATCTCCTAATTACTCCCTACATTAACTGTTGTTTCTTCTTTTTTTCTTCATCGCTCAAGATTGGACGCAAGTTTGGTGAAATCTCATCATTTGCGCCGCCAACTTCAGAATTATCTTTGACCGTAACATCTTTCGGATCGTACGTTGCAAGGTCTGGAGCCTTCCATTCGACTTTTTGGATAGGAATACTGCGATCACGTCCTAATTCGTCAATCTCCGTGCCCAAACGGTTGATTTGGTCACGAGTGCCCTGCTGGCTTGCAATAGCCGCTGCCATGCTTGAGCCATTTGCCGTCTGTTTGCCCACGTTGGCGCTTCTGATGCGGTCTAACAGTTCAGCACGGGATTGTGCTATCTTTTGCCGAACGCTGTTCACACGGTTGTTATATTCGCTTTCAATGTCCCCCTGGTTCTTTTTGTAGGCGTTCTTAACCGCGAAGTAGTTGATGTCCATATCTCGGCGGTTCTTAGCGTATGCATCCTGAGCTTCGCCTTGCTGTTTTGAGGCAGCTTTAGCGATTTCGTAAGGTGCTACAGTTTTAGCAAATGAACTATCTCCTGCTCCACCTGCTGCCAGGATGCCTCGAGCAGAACGAACTTTACTTGCGGCGTCGCTTTCAATTTGGTCACGGGTCTTTTTGATGTTGTCGATAGAGTCTTTGGTGTTCATGTTGTAACGACCAGTTGATTCATTAAAGCTGTTTTCGTTTTCTTGCCATGCGCGGTCTTTAGCTTTTCCAGCGTTAGCAATACCGACGGCTTCCTGACCACCTAGACGGTTGATAGCTGAATTAGCTTGTGCGATTTCATCGTCATATTTAGCGATAGCGTCTGCTCTGTTACGAGCTTCCTGAGCAGCGTAGGGGTTGTAGTAACCACCACCGCCACCACTGCCGTAATAGCTGCCAGAAGCGTCTCCTGCGTCATTGTTGGGTGTTCTGCCACCACCACGGTTAGGATCAGACTCGTATCGATACGCCTGATTTGTCCAGTAGTTAATTGTATTGTTGTCCCACTTACCAGCGTTATGAACGCCATTTTTACCAGCGACGTAGACATTGCCGTCTCGACCTTTCCAGAACGTACCATAGGTAACACCGTTACGTACATCTGCGTGCACACCACGATTGTCCCTGACGCCGCCAAGCCAACCATTATCAGCAAAGATATCTCCCCTCGACCAATCTCCAAAGAGTGCCATAAAAAATTCTCCTTATTGTTATATAAGGAGAGAGACTTGGTGGAATATATTATTTAGGGCTGGCAGAAGTGCTGGACGACAATATCCTTGTTTATTCCTAGGCCCGTTTTGGTGTATTTCGAATCTTGTAGAGCCTTCCTATGAGGTTCTGAGTTCATCCAGCTGTTAAAAGCGTCTCGGGATGTATCTGAGTTGTTATCTGTTCGCCAGGTTAGGTTCTCACTAGCATGTCTGCACTCCCCGCCTGTATGTTTAAATACCAACTCATACCCATGTATTCCCTCGGGCGATACATGATCGCGATAGTTACGGCTGATCATATCATCAGCTTTTTCCTGTGCACTGGCGTTTATCCTTGGGTCAACTTCTAGTGGTGCCACGCCAATTCTTGCCCGTTCCTTATTTACTAGCTCCAGGATTTCCTGTGCATCTGGTGGTCCGACATCATACTTACTCTTTGGTTGCTCCTGTTTTTGCTCATGAGCCGCTCCAGCCACTGCTTGAGCATCCAGACGGGTCTTCAGCCATATACCACCACTAACGCCTATCGTAAGCGCCACAATGGCTGTGATGACTATGGCTTTTTTCATACCCTCACCCTAGCACAACAGAGGTAAAAAGTCAAGGTCTGCTTACTTTATTGTAAATGTTCCCATAACATCGCCGTATATTTGATCGACTAGATTTCCTGGCGCAATTACATAGACTATACACATCTGGTTTCGTCTTGTGCCAACATAGGATCGAAGTGTATTTTGACTGCCGTTTCTTTCTAAAGACGCCTCTAGAAATCCCGAAATCAAACCTCCAGTGGTATCATCATACTTTCGTGAGGTTTCAGTAACCATATAACTTTTATCTCTTAGCTCTTTTACCTCAGCATTAAAACCATAGTCTATTGTTTCTCTTTTTGCTATCGATAACTCACTGCCATTCTGCGTATAAGCGATACAGCCAACTTTAACCATAGCTTTATTATTCGCCAATATATCAGAATAGATTGACCCTGATATCGTTACACCATCTTCGCCCTGCGTGTCCTTGTCTTTCCTGGCGCTTTCAGATAGTTTTACACTAAATTGATCGTCCCCGTATACAGTATTAAGAGTCGATGGGCTATATTCTGTAGTTGTATCGGCTTTGGGTTTTCCCAACTCACTCAACACCCCTGTGACTATGACGACTCCTACGACTATAGCCAGCATTATTAGTGTTTTCTTAACTATGTCAGAAATTGCGTCGCTTCGTATAATCACATCTTTAGCGCTTAGCTTATCTTGATTTAGTGGCTTGTAGTCTTTAAGACTACGAACAGCTTTTATGCACACTATGAGCTGCCAAATCCCCAAGATAGACACTACGCCAAGAACTGACAAAAACAAACTCGTCCAAGCTGATGCTTTTGCCGTATCGTCTATGCGTCGCATGCCACGGGATGGTAAATAGTAAACACAGACAAGGGCCATAGCCAGAAAGAAATACTTCGCGAAAAACTCACTGTCTAAGTTGTTGGTCACAAGCATTATAGACATAATCAGCACACAAAGACCGACTCCAAAGATTGTAAGAGTTAAGCCAGTAACCCCAGCTATCCAAACTGCTTTTGCGGCTTCTCTCTGAGATTTTTTCCTGTAGTGTTTATCAATAACGCTATAAATATTAGCGCCCTTGCGATCCTTCTTCGCTTTTTCCATCTATCTTCTCCCACAAGATTAAATGATTTGCCATCATTATAGCACCATAGAGCGGTCCATAACACACTCTACCAAGTCTCTCTCCAAATTGTTAATCTTCGACCTCTCATTTATCGCGGAGAGGCAAAACGCGGAGATGGGGCGAGTTTCCCCGCCCCAAGAAGCTACTTCTCAGTAGTCTTTTTCTCAGCTTTCTCAGTAGCCTTTTTCTCAGCAGAGATAAATGCTTCATAGCCTTCAGGATCAGCTGTCTTGAATCGCTCTAGACACAGTTCGCGTGCGCTTTCTGCTGGGTCTACATACTTTTTCTCTTCCATCTTGTCCTCCTTTAAGCAGTCTTAAGAGCTGCGATACCTTTCTTTTTCATGTCAAGCACAAAGCAGTCATACACCAACCGACCAGTAATCGTGTTACCACTTGCTTGTGGTGTGTCGCCGTGGTCAATACACTCAGCCAATACTTTCGGAGCAAGCCATGAGTTCTTGTAAGCAATGATGAACTCGTGCTTTGCTGGCAAGTATGAGCGAGGGACGACCTTGATCTTGACGTTATCGATCAGACCAACAACACCCTTTTGTTTGATCTTCATACCTGCATCAGAATCGGTAACAAACCCACCGCTCTTGAAGAAGTTGTAAGCTTTTGCAGTCATCCAGCAGGTACGATTTTCAGTTGGCACAAGTTCGTCTGTCATTTTTTCGTTCAGCTCCAAGAACTTGTCATAAACAGTGCTCTTGGTGATAGCTTCGGTGATCAGCATGTTGTTTGTAGCAGCCGAAGTAGCTAGATATGCTAGGCGGTATTTATCCAGAGTAGGAATAAACACTTCATCGGTTTGCTTGCGCATCCATCGACCGACTTTCAAGGCACCTGAAGTGTGTTTTTGATCCATCTTGTCAAGGATTGCGCGGAATCCCTCATCTTTTGACAAGGTCATAACCTGTTGTTTGTTTTCAATGTTGGTCGTTGTATAGCGGTCATCTCCAGTGCGGTTGTATGCCGATAATGGAGCGGTTGGCGTTGAGTTCACCTTCACGGTGGCTGCATCAACCCAATCGTAATCGCTTGAATATTCTCCTTCGGTAAACGATGCGAGAGTAAATCGCTCATCAACCTTAGAAGCAACTTTGTCTGTTAATACTACTGACATTTAGGTTCTCCTTTTCTTATCCTTCGTCAAAGCCCTTCAATACAGGGTCTTCTTCAGAGTTAGTTGTTTGTGCGCCGCCAGCATTCATCACTGCGGCAGATTGTTTTGTTTTTGATATTTTTTGGCTACCGATTTTAATACCCTCTGCGCGTACATCAGCTAAAGCAGACATAAACTCATACAACTTCATATCTGCTGACACTGGCACACCCTCCTCATTCAGTTGTAGGTTGGCTGCTTGCATGTACAGCTGAGTGGCTTTGTCGGTAAAGTTTGCATCGTATTCTGGCGATTTCTCGTCGAATACAGGGTAGTCTTTGAGCAACTCAACTCTATCAAGTGCGATATTGTACTGAAGGTCAGCAATATCAGCTTGAACTTGATTGAGCTCAGCTTGGTGCTTATCAATCTCTTGATTATAGAGAAGTGACTGCACTGCGGCGTCTTGTGGGTCTAACCCCATAGCCTCTAGCTGCTCTGGTGTCACGCGATTCTCGTTGATCTGCTGCTGAAGCTTTGCAATACCCTCGTATTGAGAAACTTCTTGCTGCAGCTCGTTTCGGCGTGCTACCAATCCTCGAATTTCGTTATTCAGCTGAGCCGTACGCTCTTCTGCTTTCGGAAATTCTGGCTTCTCTTCAGACTTATCTTCAGATTTGTCCTCAGTTTCTGTTTCTTGGGTTTCGTCTGTTTTGGACTCACCCTCCGACTGTTCGCCCTCTTCCCAGAAGCCATTTTGGAAATCAAGGTTGTCGGTTGAACTGTCTGATGTTGACGACACATCTGCCGCGTTCTGGCTGGTATTTACGTCTGTAGTGGTATTTTCCACGGTGTTTACTCCTTTTATTTAGTTATTTACGACCTTTTACATCGGTGCGCAGATGAGAGTTCAAGGAGATGAGCTCTAGGCTGATGGTGATAAAACCACAAAAAACACCACCAGCCTGCAACCCACCTAAAACAACTTCTCTAGTCGATACGCTCCTTTCTCACCAAATAAATACACTCCGAGCGGAAGAATTGCGGTCAAGCTTGGATCGTCTACACAAATCAAAACCCTGCCTTCTTGCTTGAATTCATGACTCTTTAAAAGAGATTCAGTCTCAAGCGGCTGCTCTAATTTGTCTCTCACGTCTTTCTTATCCATTTGTTTTCTCCACCTGTTCCTGAATCCATGCCTTTAGTTCCGTCAGGTCGTTGACACGCCATCTTGCAGCAAGTAATTGAACTTTTAACGACTCTTCTGAAGTCTCAGGATTCATAGTCAGTTGATTGATGTTTTGCGCTAACTGGATTTTTTCGTCCATACCCTTTAGGAGAACCTGAAGTACATCAATCTCTTTCTGAGCGGCTACTCGCTCCTTCTTTTCCTTTTCTTCACGTTCCTCTGGAATACCCCAAGAAAGCCCAGTGTTTGGGATTAAATCGTTATTCATATTGCTCCTCGCTATCGGCTATACCGTTATTGTTTTGATCAGGGTCTATAATCAACTCTTCAGGGTCATCTACACCGGACTTAGTAATCATTCGCTTTAATAGCTGATCTTTACGGATATATTGACCTAATTCAGGGTCAGACTGAGCCAGTTCTAATATCCCCTTTAGGTTCTCCATCGATTGTTCGTCGTCTTTGAGCTTTGAAGTAGATGCATCAACCTTAAACTTAAAGCCCTTTATTTCTTGGCTGTAATCAACGGTAGCTGTAGTTGCATTAAAATTAGGATCTTCAACTTTTCGGCGCTTGATATATTCCTGAGTGAGCTCAATTGTTTTTGTGCCTTCAGATAGCGCAAAATGGATATTGAGCATTGTTTCACAGACATCGCCAAACCAATCTTCAAACTGTTTGCGAAGATAATTATCACTAACGTTCGTGCGCTCCTGCTGAGCTTTAACACCGCTGTCTGTTCGAGAAAAGCCAGGATTGCCGACTTCAGCAGATATACTGGTATCATTAGCGTTGTTTATGTTTAAGATCTGGCTCTTGATTAGACCATAATTGTTCGAGAAATTACTTAATGCGTGCGTAGAAATATTAACTGGTGAAATGCTTGCGTTAGGATCTGTCCCTAAATCCCAAATAGCGTTTAATTTATATCTGATCGTTGAAGTATCAAATGAGCCTCGCTTCATGAGTGGTGGATTTAATCCTAGAGCTTCTGCATACTGGTACATTTGTATCTCTGAATCGAGCATGTTTTGAAGACCTGCTACGAGCTCAACTGCACCACGTCCAATTGGACTAGACATGTCCATGTCGTGATACAGGAAATGAATTGGAATAATGCCTCTCGGATCAGGATTGACAGTTGAGTAAACAACCTCTTTGTTGTCTGGACTATATCCGTAAAATAACGCATCCTTCCCCTTCTGAAAGGCAAAGATAATTTCAATACCACCCATTTCAAGCCCTAAAGCACGTTCAGCAGGAGTTTTGCTTTCATTATCCTTCTCTTTAGCCTGTAGATTGACCAGCTTATCTAGACGCCAACCACTCTTTATTCCCTGTTTGTTTAATTGTTTTTCGCGGTAAATTAGGTACTTAATATCATTTGGCTGATACCACGACCGTAAGAAAATAACGTTACAGTCTTTGTCGTAGACTTTTCCAGATTCTAAGATAACGTCTTTTATGTATGGTAATTTGAAGTCTGCACCAAAATAATCTCCATGTTGTGCATAGAAGCAGTATGCAGGCTGAGCTCCATACGTCATGGATTTACTCAACGCTCCCCAGGACTTCTGTAAAACACTACCAGTTGTGTTTGCGTTTGGAATAATGTCTTCTGTGAGAACTAAGTTAGCAATACCGGCCAAATCTTTATCTTTATCTAAACTCGTCACCAGACCTGTTGGGATTTGCTGGATTGTACTTTTAGGACGTGACTGAACATAACTAGCGGTTGTACCATCTGTCATGTCTGGGAAGCCCGATGGTAAATTATTTTTAGGCTTATTAAGAGCAATACGCTCGTATTCATCAACATTCGCTAATGCTGAAGCGTATTTTTTCTTACTATCCTCATATGCGTCGCCGATATTTTTTTCATCGACATAAGAAAAAGCCACTGATTACTCCCAACGTAAAAATTACTGCTATGTAATCATCACGCTGGGCTTTCCCAGTAGCTTGTTACGCGTCTATAATATCATATTTATTTTTTAGTGTCTACAACCTTGAACTTTTATCCAGAATAGTCTTCTTTACCATTTGCGGCAGTCCTGTGTTTCTATCAATTCTGACGTTCAATGATATATCTAGACACTCACCATTTTCTGCCTGTTTTATGAGATCATCAAATTCCTGTCGTACTTCATCAAAGCTACTAACTTTCACAGGAATCGTAAATGAACGGATGCTTTGAGCAGTCATATAATCCCTTATCTTCCTGGTCTCTTCCACTTCTACGCCATCTGTAACGTATTTGTTTTTAACCTCACCAAATCTTAACTCCATAATTGTGCTAGATCTCCTGACGTTTGAGTTGTTGGCACCTGCTCATATTTTGGCTTTAAAACACTCGACAATTTATATCTCGCGGCGTCTAGGGCATGATCAAAACCTCCCTCTGGAACGTTTATAATTTTGCCGTCTTTGTCTGTTTGCCATAAATAACTTCGGTATTCTTTAATCAAATTAATACTGCTTTTAGTGACGGATATGCTCTGTTCTTGAACATAATTTATGGATTGTAAGATAGATCCAGGACCCTTCTTTGCCGGTGCGACTGACAAACCGTAAAGCCGTAATTCATCAATAGATTTAGGCTCAGCAGAATCAGCAACAATAATCCCAAAAATCTGATTGTTCATAAACGTTGCTATCTGCTGATTGCTCATGCCTTTTCGATAGAGAACTTCATCCAAAATATAACCTCCGTTATAGTAGTAGACCCCCACTATCGCTGTTGGGTCGTTAGAGTACCCAAAATCTAATCCATAGCCCTCTAGCCTTGCCTCATGCGGAACTTCATCAATAATCTTCCAGCCCTTATAAATTTTTCCTTCAACTTCACCTAGTTTTCCTTCACCGTAAACCTTCCACCACTGTTTATTTCCTTTTCGAGCCTCTATGGTTTGAACGATACTCTCCGGCAGTCCTTCGTTGTCTTTATAGGTCAACGTAATAAAATCTACATCGTCTCGCTTTTCTAGAACTTCAGTATAGAACCAGAACTCATAAGTTGGATTCCAGTCCAGCCAAACCTCAAGATTGGTTCGGACCTCTAACTGATCATACGCTTCATAAGCAACGTTATTACATTCATTGATGAACAGCCTGTCCCGACGCGGGCCGCGTACCTTGCTTGGTTGGTCAGCACTAAAAAACTCTATTTTAGAACCTGTCTCGAATGTATAAATAGAGTCTGTAGCATTCCAGGCTGACTCCTTCCAATAGCCATGCTCCTGCATAATATTTTTAAAATCACGCATAGCACCTTTTTTAAGGTGAGGAAATGATTCAGAGATGATGCTTGTCAATGTTGGCCTTTTGTCTTTCTGGGCCTTACTGATAAGGATTTGAAGAATTGATATGGTTTTGCCAGCAGAGGTTCCACCGCAGACTCCACGAATACGCTTGCTCATTTTCGCTAGTCTTTTTGTTGAGTTGGTCAAGACGAACATGTTATTGTTCGCCCTCCACCAAATCACCAAGAATCGGCTTTGGTAGTTTAACGTGTAATTCTTTCTTTTCTGTTATCCGCTGTTTGAGTTTATTGTACTCACGAATCGCTGACATCTTAGCCTTGAAGTCTGCGTCCTGCGTGATAAGCTTCTCCATTTGCTTATCAACGAATTGATCATTCAAACCGCCAGCTTCAAATAATTCATCTATCCTGTTTAAAATGTTGGGATTTGTCAATAATTCTGAAGCTCTTGAACGTGCAACATTATACCAATTTGGCTTTGATTGATCAGGGCTATACGCTTCTATATAACTTTGAACACCATTACCAAAAAACTCTCTATCGCTCGCATAGAGTTGACAGAATCTTTCTTGCCTTGGATTTAGTTTTCTCGGCTTTTTATCCATATCCACCTCATTTTCAAAAAACATAAGAACGTTTAACTTCCGAGTTGCGTTCTCTCAACTCACATACTGTGCTTATATTATAACACAAATACTCAGCTATTCTTCCACCAAGGATATATCTTATCCTTGGGCGGCACATATTGCTCGCTTCCTGTAGTCTCTGGAGCGAGCAACTCATCCAGTTCTTTGTTGTATTTTTCAAGGCTTTGTCTATAATTATGAATGATTTGGTTTATGATTTCATACCCATTTTTGATTATTTCAGGCGGTCTATCGTTTGGCCTATGTTCTATAACAATAACGTAATCGTCATTCCGTTTGAGCCTCTCGAGATACAATATTCTTTTTTTTCGCATAGTCAATTGCCATTACTAATTGCTTAACTTGTTCTCTTTTGCGATTATTCATTTCAATTTCCTTTCTTATTCGTTTATCGGTTTCTGGATTGTACACTACGCTCGCAGAATTTAAATCGTTGGCAATATCACGCATTCCAAAAATTTGAGCATCACGATTTCGAAGAGAGTTTATAGAGCACAATCTTTTATGTGCAGCTCTATGAATATCTTTTACGCGTCCACTGCAATAGTGACTATAGCCATAGTAGCGGTCGTATTTTATCCGCTTATGACATTTGTTACAGACTATTGAATTGTCTATGTGCGACTTTGAGCGACCTCTATTGATTAATCTTTCCATACTCCTCCTCTTCAACAATCTCAATCGACCCGTCTCCATCTTCTTTTACTGCACATTTTACAGCATCTCCAACCTCATATTTTGTAGACTTAAAATCAAGTTGGTTGAGGTTTTCGATGTCTCGCATGAATCTGCAGGCAAAATCTAAAGCTTCAAATTTGTTCGAAGTGCCTGCGTATAGATAAGCTTTTCTAGTTTGTGTTATTTCAATTCTGTATGCCATTTTCTATATTCTCCCTTCCCTTGTCTTTAATATATTCATACATATTAGCTAAATTAAAGTCTGGGAATTGTCCCATAAATTCTAGAGCATCTTCTAGGGCTTCGATTTTGGATTTTTCCTTTTCTTCCTTTATAAGCCCCACCAAGCTCTTTACAAGACCGCCAACGTCAATCGATGCGTCATTATCTAGCTGATAGAACTCCCTGATTCTTTCGTTGGCTGCCATTTGGCAATAGGCGACATGTCTAAAATAACCGTGAACAAGCGTTTCTAATTCTTTATCAGATAATGCCCGTCTCATTTCTCCTCCAATAATTCAGGGTTTTCGTGGATATTCCCTAATAATTCAAGCTCTTCATTGTATTCGGCATCTCCATAGTATTCAGCGTCTTCCAGGTAGTGAAGCCAATAATATTTTTTATCCCCAACCCGAGTGAAAGAACCCATAGAATCTTTACCAACCACTCCCACAACAGTTTTCTCGACTTCACCGGGACCAGCATATTGTTCAAAATAGTGCATCTCAATGATGTCATTAACGAATATTTCGTTGTCATTTTTATCTTTTAGTCCTGTGCGCGGCTCCCAAATCTGCACGCTTCCACTTAATGGCTTGTCCCCATCGTTTGTGCATGCTCCACAGACCAAATCGCCGAGAGTAACAAATGTCCAGGTTTTATTATCAATATCCCAGGCTCTAAACTTTATTTCACGCATCTTTCAAAACCCCATAATGGTTACTTGGTATTTCGTTACCACCAGCTAAAATGAGTAAATGAATAACATCTTTCAGTTCTCGGTTGTCGTGAGCGCTACGAATGCATGTCGTTGGATTATCGTAATGATGATCGTTCTCCTCGATGTGCCGCTCAGCGGCTTTGCCAGTAAAGTACATGACCGCGCCATAATCTTTGCCAGCTTTATTATTATCTAGGATCGTCCACACCGGCATACTAGTGTATCGGTTGTCTTGACGTACTACCTCATCGCTCAGTGCTTTAATGCGCCACAGTAGAGCTTCTTCAGCTGGATTTTCTGCTATGATTTTCATTTTATAATTCCCCTCCTTTCCAATTCTGCCACTGCTATGGCTAGTTTTAATACAGCGTGTAGCGGGTTTTTTGCCTCATGAACTAAATCATCTGCTAAACGACCACCAACTGTATCATAAGACGCTCTCCAGCCCCACCCCCAATTATGTTCTTCGTACTCAATTTCGTCAGTAGCCAATGTTAGTATGCCATCATCAGAGCCACCGTCAATAGTTTTTGGCAACTTATCCAATAAATATTCCAGTGTGTATTCTGGTGCCCAATCGTAGCAGGGTCGATTTACATCCTCAGGATAAATATGTGATTTAGGAGCTTTGAACTTGATGAGATGCTTGCAGCCAGTAATGCCTTGCCAATCAGGTTTTAGCTCATGTAGCTTTCTGCACAGTTCAAATGTTTCCATATTAGACCCTCCCCCTATCCAACACTGATTTTTTTAATATCCTGGTAGCTTCATCTACGAACTGGCTATAAATGGCTGTCTCTCTGGCTTTAATCATCCGATGCAGCTTAAAGTATGGATCGTCAGGATCGAGCTTTGAATTGAGCCAGTCTTCAAACATATCACCATTGAAATAGCCATCAGTGGCTGCCCACGGAAATACTAGCTTAGGACGTTCCTTTTGATGTTCCTGGGTTTTATCGCGTTTCATTGACATTTCCCTTCTTACGTTCACGAAATTAGTGGCTTAGTTGGTCAAAGCCCTCTTGCAACATTTCTTGAAGGTAGGTTGAGCCGTTATAGAACTGCGTTATGAATTCATAAACACCATCTTGAACCTGAGTGATTTCAACAAAGTTGTCATACACGTCGAAATCTTTGTCTAATTCAACTTTATAAATACAACTCCCGTCGATAATGACATAGCCGTTGTCTTCTAGCCCGTATTCGTCAATTTCTTCTACATCTTTATAGTATTTATTGCGCTCTTCTCTAGGCACGCTTTGCCAGAAATTTTGCAAGTTAGATTGAAGCTCATTAGCGTCTTTATATTTTTTGCAAAGTGTGAGTTTTCCTTTGCGTCCTACAGTTTCACTCATTGTCTATCCTTTCTTTATTTATACGAGGCATAATATTTAGTAATTCCACCTCTGTTATTTTATTCTCGCTTATTTGTAGATGGTGATTTAGTTGATATTAGTCGTTTACCAATCATTCATCCCGTCTTGCATTACCTTGCTCTATTGCTTTATACATAGGCACTTCTGCCATATTGTAGCTAGCTAGCTGGGCTCGGGTTAGTTCTGCACGTTTTTCCTCTGTTAGTTCTTCGTTGTTGTCGCCCTCTGTCTCGTACTGTGCGAACAGTCTATGCTTTATTACAAATGCGATATTAGTTTCACGCTGTATTCGCTTTAACTCTGCACGATAGGCTCTCAGGAATAGATCTACGGCGTATTGTGCTTCTGCTGCCTGGGTTGGGGTACATACGGCTATAAAGCCTTTTAGGGCGCGGTTGCGTCTACTCCTCGACGTCCATAGCTCGGGGTGCTCTTTACTGGTTGCAAATCTATACATAACCTGTGCCGCTATTGTTTGCTCGCTTTTGGTTAGTTTGCCCGTTACGATTAGGTGTTCGCTGCATTTTTCTGAGGTGCTGTTGATCAGATCCTCGTATGATAGCCCCTGTTTGGCGCAAATTCTTTGTAGGATACGCTGGGCGGCTTCTTTCTCGCCGCCTATACCAGTTCGAGCGAGCTCAACTATTTTTAGCGTTCGCTCATCTACTGTGTTGTCGTTCGTCATAGTTCATACCATCCATTCATTATTTAATTCAACCGCATAACTGGTGAACAGGGTGGGATTCGAACCCACGAACCCTTACGGGGACAGATTTACAGTCTGTCTGCTTTAACCACTTGCATACCTGAACATCTTGGCTATATAAGGTGATGATTTGCCGAGGAGTTCTCGTCTCGCGTTAGCTCCATAACCTTCAGAACGTGCTAGGCATTCATATTCTTACTAGTCAGAGGGGATTTTTACTCGTATAGCCACATCACATGACATTTTTCCAGCCGATAGCTGCTTTAGTGTTCATCGTGGTGCTGTCGACAATTCTGTCAGCTTTAATCTCATCAAACTATCAAGGATGCAAACCCAAGACAGAATAATGAGAGAACACACGTCTACCTTTTCCGTCACTTATATAGCCAATTAGCAACACCAGATTGAGCCGATTTCCACTGCACTCAATTCTATAGGCAAATGAAAAGCCTAGACGCTGATGTTGCCGGTTGATGGTACCAACACGGACTTAACCCAACTTCTGCCGTTATCCTTTCATGATCTGTGGCAATCACTACTTAGACATTGATACCACCAGTTATGTGGTTGAATTGTTAATGTTCAAGCAGTTTACCGACTTGCTCGGGTCCCCCGTAGAGTACATATTCATGAATCTGTATCTGACGGATCAATCGGCTCTAGGTCTTTAATAGCTTTCTTAACCTCAGCCTCATCGTACCTCTTGCCATCTATTTCGATGAGGGTTATTGAATGCCCTGGCGGTAACACTTGATAACCAATTTGTTTCAGCTCGTCGGCCGTGTACCAATCGTTGGCGACGGTATATTCATCTGTATTGCTCAATAGATAGCAACCATCTACTGCCGCTAGGATCCTTCTGACGCCAGAGCCCCTAGAAATATCATCCCCAACGCAAAAATTATCTAAGGGTTCCCCAGCAGCCTCTAATACTTTGTCATCCCAAGCCCAACAGTTCTCTTCAACGAAGTAAAAGTCATCCCTCACCTCTTTTATCGTGAGTGTCTTACCACCAAACAGTTCCACTCCTCTCTCTATGTAAGCGTGATTATAGAGGCTACTATCAGTAAGCCCCTTGCGTATCTTGACTTTATCACCGACCTTGAATTTCTTTGCTGACATTATCTCTCCTCCTCAATTCCAAAATAAATCATCCAGTCTTCTCGGTTTTCTTTGATAGATCTTTGAGCGTCCTCATAAGTTTTGTAACGTACAGGTTCACCGCTATCGCAGCTATAGGTTCTTATGCAGTCTAATTCTTTGCTTCTGTGGTAATAACACACAACCCAGCCGCCATTGTCATTCTCAAAATCTAGCTTAAAGTTTGACGTTCGGCGTAGTCTGAATTCGGCTAGTTCACGGTTACGAGCTCTTATACACTCTTCTTCAGTGCGATAGGTTCTACCCATTTCATAGCGTGCGGTATCCCAATAGCATCCAGTACAAAAATTATGGCTAATTCCTCCGTCTGAATGGAAAGACCAATATTCCTCACCTATTACGGGCTTCCAGTGAATACTGTCTGTCGGTTCTTGGATTTCCTCGAACCATTCTGTGAGAATATTCGGGAACTTTTCAAGCGTCGATTGGGCGTAAGCCATAATACCAAAACCGCCATCATCATAGACTAAAGCACCATATTCAGATATATAGAATAAATCTCCAGCTTTGAAGGTCGGTAAATCTTTAAGTAGTTTATAGCGTTTCATCTTAATTCTCCTTCATCTTTAAATTTAAATCTTTGATTAGAAGCTCTAGCTCGCTATCCGACCATTTGTATGGTTTTTTCATGCTCTCCAGCAAATCAACAACATCTTCACCATAAGTTTTTAGCATGAACCTCGTGTACCCGACCATATTCCCCTCGTCGAATCGATTACAAGACCGGCACTGAGCGTGAACGTTCCTTTCGTCGTATCTTAGAGCCATCCATCTTCTGTTTATGAAGTGTCCAGCGTCAGCTTGTTCAAATGGTTTTCTCTGTCCACACGAACAACAAGTAAAGAATCCGTCTTCAGAATCTCTCATTCTTATATATTTTGAGAATACTCTGTCGGCTTTTTGGATTAGTTTTCGACTCGCCATTCTATTCTCCTAAACGCCAAACTCTTACGAACCGACCATTCATAATTGGTCGCTTACTTTTTCGCCAGCCAACAGGCTTAAAATCACTATTGAATACTTTGCCTGTTGTGTTTCTGTGTATATATTCAGGGCGAGGACAAACCTTTAGAACATCTTCAATGGTGATTAAAGGCTTATCTTCTAGTAATTCTTTAGCGGCCAGTCGTGCACTTTCTAGCCACGCCTCTCGCTCTTTTTTGAACAAATCTTTGACGGTTACCATATGTTTTTATCCTCTATAATAAAACCGCCTAAAGTTGTTATTTTACGGATAGTACCGCCGAATTTTTTTCTAAAAGCTCTAGCCTCTTTTCTGGTTGTAAAGTTTCTGCTTATCGTTTCGTTTTTGACGATATACGTCACACAGTTGTTTACATCTCTTAATCTCTGTGAAGCCACTCTCTTCCCCCCGATTCAATCTTCGTGAGATTACTAAATTGTTATCTATAAATGCCCACCTAAACTTCTTCATAAAACTGATGTCTGGGTTTACAATTCGAATCGTAAACCCATTGTCAGTTTCTAATAAGTAGACTTTCTTTCGTCTTGTCATTTAGCCTCCTAAAAGGGGATTTCGCTCAGATCAACTTCTTCTGGGATATCCTCAACAACTTCGTCAGTTTTCTTTTTTAGCTTTGGCTCATATCCCCAGATATTACGATCATATCGGTGTTTCTCGTCGCCGTTATTATCTGTATAAGTTTCCTCAGTTCTCTCGACTGTATACCAGCAAGATTTACCTGGCAGTTTCTGAATAAGCTGAGACATTTCATACAGACTTTTCATATTCTTGAAAAAGTCGCGATCTTTCTGCTTCTGGTCATCATCTTTGGCGTTGTGCACAAAAATCTTGCGGATTTTATCAACAGAAAAAGGCGTTGCTGCACCGGTAAACCATAATCGTGCGCTGCCTTGTTCGCCGTTTACGCCTTGAACTTTCACGTTCAAAAATACTTTATCATTTGCATTTTTTTCAAAAGTAGCCTTGGTGATTGTTACAGCGTGAACGCCCTCAGTAAAATATGTTGATTCTTTCACGTCTTCCTCGCTTAATGTCATGTTTTTCAATTCTTCGTCCGTCATACCCCTTATCCTTTCTTTAGAACATTAATTTTTGGACTTCTTTTTCGACCAGCTCAAGAGTAGCGTTTTGCACCCTACCAGTCATTTCAATTGCTTTTTGATAGTCTTCCCGCTTTAACTCAAAAATCTGCAACCCTAGTTCTGGATTTGTGAATACATCAGAATAAATACAGAAATAAAGTGTCCGCAGGTTTTCATTCACCAAAAAATACTGAATAATCTGAGCTTCGTAATCAAGCGGTGGACGCTTTTCATAAAAAGCCTTTACGACTTTCCAACTATCCAAGCACTTGATCTCAACCGCCTCCAAAACGTCGCCTGTCTCATCGACGATCTCACCATCAGGCGAGCAGATCATATATTCATTCACATCAGATTGCCAAACCCTACCGGGGATAATCTGCTTGCCGAGTTTTTCAGAAATCAGCTCTCTAGCTTCATCTTCTAGGATTTGACCTCTAAGCATAGCTGAGTAAGTAGCACCATTTAATCTATCGGCGTAATCATTCGGATTAATTGGCTTAGCTATTCGCTGAGCAATTAGCTTATAGATTGAATCGTTTATTTGAACATTCGCATAGAGTTCATTCAATTCATCTTCCGTAAGCATTGCTCGGATATTGTCTATGGTTAGATTTTTTGGGAAGTCATAACCTTTACTTTCAGCGAACTCAACCAGCTCAGCTTTTGGTATATACCGAACTGATGAATAATCTTTCGCTGATGAGCCTGAAATCCTGCCTTCATGAAAATCCAACCATTCTTGACTTCGCTGTTCAATGTCTAGGATTTTCATTTATCGCCCCCCAGTTTTACCTTCACTTCATCTTTAACACCGACAAGCTCACGTGAGAGCTTTGGATTAGCTCTGAGAATCTCAATATACTTTTCCTTTAATTCCCCTAGAGTTTTACAAGCTCGTAAGGCTTTTTCGGCAGTAGCTAGATCAGCAGACTCTTTATCAGTCCTTTCTTTAAGCTTGCGTTCAAGATTGCCATCATCGTCAGTGTCGACAAGTAAATCAAGCATTGCTATATATGAATACCGCTTCATGTAAGTAATACCTGAGCCTTGCGTTTGTGGATTATTAGGTGCACTTTCAACTGGTGCAATATCTTCAAGCATCTCGCCACTTTCAAGATGAATAAGCTTCGTCTTAATAGCTGTTTTAGTATCAATGTGGCTGATCGTCTGTTTAACCATTAAGCCGCATTTCTCTAAATCTTCTCGCGTCTCGCTAACTACAACATTGTAGTCTGCGTACTTGCTTTTGAAATATGGGTTTTCTTTTGAGGCTTTCACTAGTGGTGTTATTTTGCGAAACTCTTGTAAGGCTTTGTATAATCCACTCATCTACACCTCCTTTCTATAAAAATCTTAAATATCTTTTATTCGTATAAACTGACCAAGCTTTATATCCTTGGGAGTTCCACACATGATAAGCACAGTCAATATTCACTTCTGGGTTGTGCGAATCACAAGCTTCTCGACCAGGCAAGATTCTTACCTGGAATAGAGAAACCGAATAGCCATACGTTCGGCCATTTTGTGTAAATGTCAGGTTTGTATCGCCTGTAGCATTTTCGTTACACGAACTCTCAGCCTGCATAATAGCCTTCATGATTCGAACATCCCAGTCGTATTTCTCAAGTAAAGGTTGAAACCTTTCGCAGCCGCCTACACGCGCTGCCTCCACAGCAGGTTTTTGAGGTGTAGGCGAGGCTTCAACCTTTGGCGCGGCTGTTTCCTTGAGCGATGACTGCCGCTTTGTCATCGCTACTGTTTTGACACTTCGACTTTCACGTTCTTGACGATAGTAGCCGCCTCAGACTTCACTTGTTCGGTTTGAGACTTCTGATACTGCATACCGCCTATAAAAGCGATCATGCCTGTGATCAAGATAGTGATTACGATAGTTTTGATAGTTTCAATGTTAAGCTTTTTCATTTTTTCTCCTTTTTTTATTTTCTTTATTTAAGCTAGACATAATTCGCGTAGCTCTTCTCTGGCATAGAAATCTACCATCTCATCCTCAATTCCGTCACAATCAGGATTCGGACAATAGAATTCAGGTTCACCATGACAACCACACCATTCGGCTTGTTTGCCAGAACAGCAAGGCTGAATTACTTGTAGATTGTCGTGGTTGCAATACCACTCATTATCAAAGAAGTCGAAACGATAACTCGCTCTGACTTGCTTTACGTTAATTTTCAT